TTCGAGTAATGGTGATTGCTCGGTGTCCGGTCCTAGCGGTACTCCCGGGTTTACCATAGTTATTTGAAAACCCGACGACTGGATATCATAATTACTTACTAAGGCTACAACATACCTTTCCGCGTGTTCGGCATACCCTTTAAACTGCGTTATACTCCTACCTGCATCTGTTGAAGTACTAGCTGCCACTGCATTCCAGTGTGGGTCGTGTTGTACTATCAAGGGTGTCCTGTTCCAAGCATATGTTACTTTACACTGCAACAAGAAGTTGGGTTCTGACCCCCATTGATACTGTCGACACTGAACACCCTCTACGATATATGGCAGTGTACGGCGCAAAGAGGGCTTCACTGGGGGCATTGCCACCCCTACACTGTTGGCAGCAAATACTACATGCCTGTTTTCAGTGAAAGGGTATTTATATTGTAAGTTATACCCTTGCCACCTACAATATACACCATACGCCCACAAGTCGTTATAAGACAGCGCTGTCACTCTTTTGTCATCGTCAACGACTTTCATAGCAGGCTGTTGATTGAACATACCACTGTAGGGTGTACCTGCCATCAGTGTGCCACTCATACCTATTATGGCAGCGCTGCACCCGGGTGTGACGAGTGTATCTAGTATATAGTTCTCGTCAGCATTCCTACGATAGCCATAATCAGCTATCGAGTTGAAGTTTATAGTACCAAAAGGTACAATTATATTATACTTCTCTTCTAATTGCACGGCCCACTCTGTGCGAACACAAGTGTGTATAGGCAAATCTATCTTCTTCCCTATCATAGCCGATACTAACCCGTCTGCCCTAATACGCTCTTCTAAATCCATTATCTTAAAACCACGCAATGACTGTTGTAGCTTGGCCTGGGATAGCTTGTTATGCACGTACATAAACTCACCCCAATACCAGTATGTGTTCATCAACAGTGACTCAATTGTGAACCTATCATCATTAAGTTTAAGCTTCGTCACTATATCAATTGCTTGTTGTGTGGTGCACACACCTTCATCTTGAATCAAAAAGTGAAAACATGCCCTCTTGAGACCTAGTTTAGGCAATATCAGTCGTCTCTCCTGGTGTAACCACCAATGTGACTCCACAGTTTCGGTGGCTGGCTGTGCTAACCAATACTTTGCCGCTCTTGTGGCGGTCAAATAATCCTCGTGCCATCTATGCGAATTAATCAATTTGATCAAGAGCTGATGCAAGTCCCTACCTGTGTACTCAAAGTTGTTGGGACTATAGTTAATAGGCCCAAGGCTCGTGACATTGACCAGATCTTCAACCAGGTCTACGGTCTGGTCAGCCAAAAATGGGGTTTGCCTAGTTACCCCATTCAGTATTTGGCTCAGTATAGATACTTCTTTAACTGTTAAAGAAGTGCAGTTTATGAAGTAATCATTATTACCATACCCGTCAGCAGCACCGTCGTTTATATGTGCTGCCGGATCAAAACTCACTATACATTGCCTGGATGACGTCCTATATGTGAACATTTTGCCTGGTTTCTTAAACATATTTTTTCTAAATCCAAACACATTGCCGAACGTATTACCGCTACGAGAATGGCCGTCATTGTAGGAATACATTTTCCATACTTTGATAGTCCAGTCATACTTGGCACTAGCTGCAAGTTGAGCCTTTAATGCGTCATCTCTTTCCCTTTCAATAGATTCAGTGACTTCATCAACCCAAGTCATCAACGTTCTTACAAATTCGGACACTTCAACATCCCCTTTTCCTAGACCTACACCTTGTGGGTGATGTGATATATACTCTCGGAACGCGTTGGTGGCCTGACCTACCGTCCCTTCCAAGATACCTGCCACATCATTGTAAGCTATAGGTATA